AATCCTCATTAGTAATTCATCGTCATCATACCCAATACCTTGAGCATAGGATTCATCAAAACCACCCAATTCCTCTAAATTCTTTTTAGTAATACAAGACGCAAAGTGCAAAGGTCTAGGATTAATTATAGAATGATTATACCACCCATCCTCCTGTCCTCCATTAGAAATCTTATTTAAGAGGCTAACTCTCTGATTAGATAATCCTAAATTTTTAGTATCTTCTTGAGATAAAGCATAGGCAGCAAAAACTAGATAATTTTCATCTGTAGTATTTTCTAAAGCACTAGAAAGCAAATCCCCCACATGGAAACATTCTGGATTTTGAATTAAAACTAAATCCCCTTTTGCTTTAGCAAACCCCAAATTAAAAGGCACACAGGGATTAATATAGGTTTTGTCTTCTTTTTCTTGTCTAATAATATGAATTGGAAAAGAATAATTATCTTGAATATCCTCTAATCGTTGGTTATCTTTACTTACATCATCTACAATAATAAATTCTATATCTTGAGTTCTCTCCGACTCCTCAATTGAAGCCAAAGTTTTTAATAAAAGATTTTTTCTATTGTAGTACGCAGTTACAATACTTAGTTTAGGATTTTTTTCCATCGTTCTAATATCTCCTCCTTATCTAAAATATCCTGGCCATTACTAGGTCCCTTAAAGGGGATCCCAGCGAGCTTGCACTCAGCTTCTACAAGCCCATAGGTCTCGCTAAGGGACGAGTGGTAGACCTTACTGATCTGCCCGTACATGGTCTCAGGATCGTCCTCATGACCTTCTAGTGTGACCTCAGCTTGAATATCCATCGCAGGTTTCACTTTTTCCTCAAAATACATCCTATCTGTAACTTCTCCAAAAAGCTTAATTGTGGAAAAACCATCTCTAGCAGCCCTATGAATAGATTCATGAGTTTGTTTATTTTTATCAACACTCCCGATAATCCCAGCTACTCCATTTTTAGGATTTGTCCAATTTACCTTTTTAACAAAAGGAGGAATAATTACAGAAGGATGATTTACTCCTTGCCACTCCTTTTGGGAATTACTTACATATACTATCAAATCATACTGTGCTAGAGAAACATTTTTGAGAGGAAAAATATCTTTTTCATGACAGTACAAAATATGCTTCTTGGGCCGAACTTCAGCAGGGACTTGAATAAAGTGGCTAATTAAAATATCATCTGGGCCAACTAAACACTTCTCAATAGAGGCCCCTTTACACTTATCTATGTGCCAATGATTGGGGCCGTAAAATGTGCAATCATACCCATTCTCATTTAACAAATTAGTTAGATTTATGTGAGCAACCGTACCGCCTCCAGGACGAGTCCAACTACTTACAATACTAACCTTGGACTTTGACACTCATCAACTCCTCATATAAATCAAGTCTTCCCTTAGCAACCTTATTCATATCAAACGCTGGTTCCGTGAGAGTGTGGAGGTTTTCCCCCATCTCCCTAACCAAGCCAGGATTTTTAGCCATCTTAGTTAATATTCTAGTCCAATCTGAAACATGAGATTTTCCTGGTTCAATTAAATACCCCGTTTCTCCATTTACAATCCACTCATCATAAGATCCTACATTAGATGCCACAAGAGGAATCTTGTATCTTCCACACTCAGCCACCTTAATTTCAGATTTTGAATCATTGAAATCATTCATCTCAAGAGGAGCAAGGGCTACATCCATATGAGTAAACATTTGACCATACCTATCAGGGAGTTGTGCGTAATGAACATCCCAGTTCTTGCCTCCTTTAAATCCTCTAAGAATAATGCTCTTATACTTTCTCCACACATCATACTGCCAGTCATCAGGAGGAGTTTGGGGAGGTGGGTGTCCGTAAAAGTCCCACCGACAATTCTCCCTCCCCACTCGTTGGTTCACAAAATGAGGTACACCAGAGAAGTATCGTAGGTCTTGCTCATGATGGATGCCGCCAACCCAACCAAAGCGGCAGTAGTTCTTCTTTGGCCTAGGAACTTTCTCCATGTTCCAGCACGGGAGATTATAATCTATACTATTTTTTATAACAGCGAGTGCATTATTAGGACTACAGTATGGAGCAACTCGTTCAGCAAACTTTTTCTGTGTCACGCTCACTAGGTCTGAGTGGCTGTATATAAACTTCGTAATATCTTCTAAGCCCTTCTCCTTGTAAACACTGTATAATCTATGTCCCTCATAAATATTGGTCAGCAAATCATCGGTATCATAGTGGACAAACTTCCCGAATTCTTTAGCTTTTCCAATAATTCTTGCCGTGTAGTTTCCCCCGAAGTTAGAGAGATTTTGAGTGAATACGATGTCTGCCCACTTCATATCTTCAAAGTCCCACCCCTGTTGCCAAGAGCCATCCTTTTCATTAATACCTAGTGGATTCTTGTTCCATCGAATCTCCACTCGGTCAGGATAAAGCTCTTCAAGCTTCTTGTAAGGAGCTATAATGCGGTAGTAGGCGCAGCCCCCCTCATTCGAAGGGGCACAAAGTATTTTTAGTTTATTAGCCATAATAAAAAAGGAAGGCACCCAGAACAGATGCCTTCCTATTATAGAATAAAAATTATTTTTTNAGACTTCCTCATCCTCAAAAACTTCTTTCGTACCTTCGGAAGAATGTACCATTCCTAAAGCAGCAGCAATACTGCCAACTGCGCCTCCGAAGTCCAGATTCTTATCTGTGGGGATAATAGCCTTAGCAGCCTTCACATAATGCTTTCGCTTTCGTTGGCTAAACAGAGTAACCACACCTTCCCATGCAGCAAGCCCAGGAAGGAAGGTGCTGGCGATACCAAAACCAGCGTCGATCATGCCACCAAGAGCATCCCCATCCAAGACACCGCCAGCAAGAATATAAGCAGCATCAGTAACTAACTGATCTTTATTTGCCATGACAAGAGCAGTCCCCTCAGGGATTTTATCCTTCACAGCCTCAGGTAGCTGGTCCCAGGGAATAATAGCACCTTCTTCCCCTTCTTGGAGTTGATCCTGAGTGGTGAAAACTGTGCCTTCTCCGAAGAACCCCTCAAGAGCCGTACAGGACACCACCCCTGTACCCAACATAAAAACACAAATAAGTGTTAGAAAAATATTTTTCATAAGTAATTAACTTTGCAATTTAGAGAGGTAATCATTATCAGAAACTTCCTCAGTCTCTGATGAAGGAGTACCTTGTACTGCAACTCCAGTAAGAATCGCAGCAGCTTTTTTAACATCCTCATATTCTTCAAGCTTCACAAGCTCATGAATTTCATGGAGACTATCCATAAAGGATGCAATCTCGGCTTTACTACCGAGAGGAGATGATTTAGGGCGGGGCTGAGACTGATCGTACTTCGGCCATTGTCCATCCATCTCCTTCACGATTTTAAAATCGTGCCCAGTTTCGGGATCAGTAATGTCCCCGAAGTCTTCATCAAGCATCGCACCAATAATCTTCTTGAAAAGGATTACCCCAATAGAGAGGATTTTAATATCCCCGCTTTCCCTAGCAAGAATGTTCAAATAGTAGCGAGCGCGGGGCTTAATTTGGCGAGCAAGAGTTTCGTCTTCCTTGCGCCCCGTTTTCCACAAAGCAAAGTAAAGATCACACATTGGGCAAGCCTCACCATGCACCTTGCGGCAATGCATATTTTTTACAGAATCATCAGGTCCAGGAACTCGATGAATCTTAGTTTCCGCATAGAATTCCCTCTCATCATCCCTCCAAGGAAGAATGCGAACAGCGTTGCTGCCCTCAGGAATTTGATAGAACTTCTTAAGGAAGTCTGCGTTGTTACCCGTTTGTGGGTTGTTAAGTTGTTCGTGTTTTGCTCTAAGAGCGTTAAGATCAATAGCCATTTTAGTTTCCTTTAGTTAGTGGTTAGTGTATGATAGTAGTATCATTTATATAGTTTCGTTTCTTCTCGTTTATTTGCAGAAATTTGTTGTAACATATCTTTTTTTTGTTCAAGGGCTCGTACAAGGCCCTTAAGCATTTCATATTTAAAAGTAGCCTCATCCAAATTGGTCTGCAATTCAGTATAGTAGGTGTCACCAAGGACAATATCATCAAGGTCTTTGGCAGTTACTTTAGTAGTAGACTGCCCCTTAGAGACCTTCCTAAGATTAGCGGCATAGCGAGTGATCTCCACACTACACTCATTAACCTTTCTCTTAGCCATGCTCATCAATCCGAAATAGTAGGAGTAAACAGATGCTTGTCGAAACATCTCATTCTCCACGCTATGATCATCAAACCGCACCAAAGCATCACTAATGTCTTTATAATTTTCCCAAGTAAAATCTTCTAGTGATTCAATTAATTCCTGCATATTAGTATCCCGTATTAAGAGGTATAAGTTTTATCGTTGTACTATTACAGTCGAGCAGGGTTGGATTTTTTTGAAATATTTGTTAAAAAGTTTGGATCTTGTAGCTGGGTTGAGTTGGTGGGGGTACTCGGAGGATTCAAGTTAGGTGACGGAAATAATCTTTTATATTCTCCCTCTGTGACTAACGCATACTCACCAAATTGATCTTGGGAAATGTAATCCCCAGGAGAACCTCTTTTAGCAAGTATTTTAGGATTCCAAGTTCCTTGTCTACCCAATCCAAATTTTTCACTAATTAAATAATAACTTTGGTTGTCTACAGTACGCACAGGATTAACAGGAGTTGTGAACTGCCACCAACCATTCCTATAAACTGACAACAAGGTAAGGGGCCTAACGGGCCTGTCCATAATATCTTTAAGCTCTAAATCTTTCATACCTTATTTAGGTTACTCAAAAATAAACCTAAATAATTCTTTATTTAATCCAGCTAGTTGTTGAACCATATTGGAGGTGACAGTTGTTAGGAATTCGTTACCTATTTGGGGCATATCATCATCATCCCCCAGCCCATACAAATCAAACCCTATGTGACAAATTTCATGCAATAGAGTTCCTTTATAGTCTTCTATACATTGGTTAGGATCTATCGTCAATAAAGATTTAGGAAATTCTACACACCCATAAAGACTATCTTTAGTTAAAGCCTTTTGTTGTATCTTAAAAGTTTTTACTCCCGTATATACTTCCATAGAATGGATGGGGGGNGCTTTCTTTGATTTCAAGAGGAGCCTTCTGAAAAGAGTTCATCGGCCTCTGACATTCTGAGAACACTATAATCTACTTCCATGGGCACCACAAACCTGGGTCTACCGTTGCGAGACTTAATAACAAACGCCCTCATTGTTCCCTGATCAAACTCTTCTTCGGATTGGTTGAGAGATAAGGCAAAATCACAAGTCCTAATCTTACCATAGGAATCCCCTAACTCTGCGTCTGTAATAATCTTCACCATTCGGCCCTGTCTGTTCGTCTGAGTAGCAGTCCACACTAAGATATCATGTTCCATTGCAACTCCCCGCAACTCCTCAGCGATCTTCTGTTGGGCTTGATACTCTTGCTGAATCTCCCTAGTGGGGCGCAACAGTTCTAAGTAATCAATAATCAACAAATCAGGCTCAAAATCATCATAATTTTTTAATTGAACTAACAAGTTGCGAACCGTGTTAATAGATGCTTGGCTTGTAGGAAATTCTTTAATAACCAACTGGCTTCCAGGGAACTCTTTCTGGAACATATCTAATCGTTCCTTAACCGTGAGTTGGTTAGCAGGATCCTTAAGCTTGAACTGTGGCACCAAGGTCATAATTGAATCAAACCTCTGTGCGATCTTATCCTCACTCATTTCCAATGAAACATATAAGACTTTCCTACCCTCAATCATAGAGTGGACTCCTTGATTCACCAAAAACAAGGATTTACCCACCCCCGGAGGGGCTACCACCATAGCCATTTCCTTGGATCCCAAACCACCCTCCAAGGATTTATTGATTAACGGCAGGAAGGTCTTATACTTTTCTTCTTGTTTCTTATTAAATATTCTATCCCATCTACCTAAAATATCTTTGAAATAATTTTGTCCCGTATCAACATCTCGGTTAATAAGAAGAGCTTTCCTAACCAAAGCCTCCACCTCATCAACACGGTCATCTTTAATTAGCGAAATACTTTGAGCTATAGCAGATTTCATCGCCTCCTTTTTGGCGAACCCCTCCACCAAATCCAACAAATATTCTGTGTTGGTAGTGGTTGAAGTATCTACATTATTAATGTAAGAAAGCTCATCCTCATAGTCCGACACATTCTCTCTAGGACTCAGCGTAGGCTTCACATCCTGAACAATAAAATCATCCGTAGGAAGCTTACCATACTTATCATAATGTTCTCTAACCTTCTCAAAAATCTTTGAATGAGAAGGGAACTCAAAGTAATCAGGCTGAACTAAATTGACAATCTGTAGGTAGAAATCTTTATTAGATTTCAGGAGGTAGAGAATACCTCTTTGGATATTCTCACTAAAATCGTAAGCCATGGCTGTTATTTGTTCTTGTTAGGTTTTGTAATATCTAAGTTGGTTTTTCCGATGTCTTTATAGCCCATCTTGTTCGCTCTATCATACGCCTCAGCAGTTAGTTTTCGAGACCTTTCTAACTTATTTTTAGCCTCTTTATCACTCACCTTTTTCAAACCCCTAACATCTGCAAATTTATCCCAATCCACAGTTGCTGATCTATACCTAAAAGATTCATCATCCATAGCACTTTTACTGGCATCAATTTGTTTATGCAAAAATCTATTAGCAGAATCTCTATCGTACCCCTCT